ATGGAAACTACGGCTGAGTTCTACGCCATCTTCGGTGATTACCGTTGCGGTGCGTACTTGTACTGCCTTGAATTGACCGACAATTTCGATCTTATCCGCTGCTACTGTTTTTTCTAAAGCCATTTGATTTCTCCTAAGTTTTCCGCCTCAATCGTCCGAGTGAGGTAATTAAGAAACCCGATATGAAAAATGAATTGCTACCGCTGCCCCGGACGGCAAAGCAACCTGTGTAGCGGTTGATCCTGCCGTATAATAAATGTTTAATTGCGTGCTTGCGTTGTTCATATCACTAAATACAGTTCCAGAATATGTTGTTCCTGTATTCCAAGTAACCATACAACCATCTACTTGTTTTCCAGATGCGTTGGCAAACGGAAGATTGCGTACAAGCATATTTCCAGACCCGGTATGGGAGCCGTAACTCATAAATATATTAACGGTTACTAGATTTCCAATTTTTGTATAAACCCCATTTTGAGATGAGTATGACGCTGAGCCAGCGGTTGTTGATCCTTCAACTGTTGGAGTAAAAGTCCCTTCCTCATAATCATCCAGATAATTAGCAGAGCCAGTCCCGCCGAGATATACGCCGCCAGTAACAACTGGATCGGTTAGTGCAGCATCATCAAGAGTTACACCAGCAGTGGCAAGGTCAGTTACGCCTGTAATAACGCCCGATCCATTTAGAACAAGTGCCATGTCTTATGCCTCCAATGCTGCAATGCGGGTTTCTAGTGCTTCGATCTTAGCCACGGCTTCCTGCAATGCAGCAGTCAGAAGCGGTACAAGTTTGGATTGGTCAATGCCTTGATAGTCTGGAACTTCACGAGTACCCATGACTGCTTCAGTAACTACATTACCGTCATCGTCTAGTACCGCAGGAGTGACTTCATACTCCTCAGTCCGCATGGCATCTTTCTCACCAGTAACCGCTTCAGGGACTACCTCAGCAGCTTCATGTGCAAGGAAACCATCGACACGCTCACCTGACGCTTTCCATGCAAAGTTGACTGGATTCAGATTCTTCAGACGGTCAATGCTGCCTGACATCGGCTGCCAATCTTCTTTAAGGCGGTAGTCGGAGGAGGTGTTGTAAGCGGTTGCCGATGCAGTAATAGATATACTACCTACAGTTGCCCCAGTATTAGTGTTTTGCCACACAAAAATCGTATCATTAGCTGCACGACCAACAATGGCTTCGCCAGATGACTTAAACTGCCAGCCCGGAGTAGTACTTACCTCGGCTGTTTTTCCAATAAAAACAGTACCGCCGGAGTCGATACGCATGCGTTCTGAGTTGTTAGTGGCAAAACTTATGCGGTCATTCTCATAATTCCAAATATAACCAACAGTTCCAGCCGTTCCGCTACCGCCGATACCAACAAAAAAGCCGTTGCCAGTTCCTGTGCCGGTTGATGAATTTTGGCATTGAATACCTGCACTGGTTGAGCTGGTGCTGTAAATTGTTGCCGTCATGTCTGATGCTGTTGCAGTACCAAACCCAACAGTTCCAGTAGCACCATCCAAGAAAAACGCATTGGCATTGGTATCCGACTCAATACGGAAATCGACATCTGCACCGGATTCGTTGATGACGACTGCGCCATCTAGTGAAACATTTCCGCTACCGTCTGCAACAACAAAACTACCCGCTTCATCCGGCAGGTTGAATGTACGGTCAGTATTTGAATTGGGTGCGGCTATGGTGAAAGTACCAGTGCCGCTTGCGTTACCTTCGATTTTTACACGACTCATGCGTAATTCCCTACAAAATTGTCCAAGTCGACCCTGACGGAACGGTGACGGAAACACCACTGTCGATTGAAATTGGCCCGCCTGAAATAGCATTGCTTCCATCGCTGATGGATGAACTTTGCGAGATGGTGTTGGAATGCTGCACATAGCCCATGCCGCCAACGACAGAGCGTTCAGCAGGGTAAGTAACAAAGACTTCTTTTGTGCCAGCAGCAAGATCAACAGCCGATCCTGAGTTACTGGACTCAAGAACGGTGTCGCGACTTAGGGTTGTACCTGAAGCCGTGTATGTGCCAATGCCGATTTCCCAGTCGCCTGCTGCATTATCAACAATGGCGTAATACGTTGTATTGCCGTCTCCAACGACAGAGAGCGACTGGAATCCATTTACAGCCCCGGCGAGAGTAAGTGTGCCAGTGCCAGTTGTTGTCGTGGTCTCTTTGACCCGATCCTTGACGACCAGCGCCATAGCTTACTCCTTAGTCGAGCGTAATATCGAGATCCCCAGAAGGCACGCGGAATACATCACCTGTCTCAATGGCTTTGGATGCAGTCAGTGCTGCGTAAGCCATCAGATTACCGCTAGTGGATGCGTCAAAAATGCCGACATGGGTGATTGTTCCCCAAGAACCCGTTGCAGTATCAAATTCAACTGCCGCACTGTTTGATGCGGTGTTGCCAGATACCGTGAACGCTACGCTCTTGCGGGCATAGCCGCTACCGGAGATTTCAGTACCAGAGCCATCTTCAGCGGGATTGCTGGTGAACAAGCCAAGGTAAATCGTCCCCGGAGCAGAATAAGCGGTTGCGCCAAATACATGGCCCAGAACTTTGGTTTCAAGATAATTAGAAAATGACATTAGCCAAGTCCTCGTACTTTAAGTGTTAGGCCGGAGCCAGAGTAACGCGCCTTCTCAGACGCTTCGTTAAGTCTGGCTACTGCGGCGGAATACATTTGCGCCCAGACAGCCACACGCGCATCTTCTTGCAAATACGGTGCGCTGTGCAAGAGAGAGCCGTACAGGTACGCATCTGGCGCATCTTCGAGCAGCCAGTTCGTAGAGTTCGTTGCCAGATCCGGGATCTTGGCTAGATAGAGCAATTCGAGATCGGTGTCATCAGCCGGTGTCGGATACAGTTCAAACTGACTGTCTGCATGGCAGTAGTACCGTGGAATGCCGGTCTGATCTTCGTATCCTGCGCGCCTATCCTGCATGGCAGCGCGCGAGATCAGATCGATAGGCGAAGTTCCATTGCCGGTGACATGGAATCGGATCGTTTCCACCCAATCAGCCGGAATCTGCATGTACTGGTCGCCAGCAGACTGCTGCCCGCTTGACCGGGTTTCCATTTCCCAATGGCGAATGTCCCGGTTCATCTGCGCTTCAGCTAATTGGATGAAAACCGGAATTACAGACGTTAAATCGTCGCGGTTCAGGAAGTCCGCGATGGTGGTCTGCAAATTGATGTAGTTTGTGATTGCCATGTCAGAAGCTCAATAATCCTTTTGCGTATTGCTTACCAAGATCTTTAATCTGATCTTCTGTAAGGCTAAAGTCATCCGACTTTTCCCTCATTGCATTCCAGTAATTGTACGCTACTTCATTGTTTTTAATGTCTCTTGCAGCATCATTGATGTAATCCATAATGCCAAATCCAGGAGCGCCTTTGCCCATTAGTGGCATAAGGGCAGATGCATTCTCATAAATCCTGCCGACGAGTCGAGTGCCAAGATCTGATTCGTCAGGGTTCATTTGTTTATACAGAAGCGCAGTAGCAAATGCTTGTGCTCTGTCATATTCAGAATCTCTCATGGAGTCATAACTTTTGGCGCCTACCTCACCAACAAGATCAGACTTCATCTTTTTTTGGGCGTCCCAGTATGGTTTGTCGTACCACTCTGCGATCTTGTCAAGGATTCCTGCCATTACGCAATTCCTCGGAGGTTTCTCCGTATCGGCTCGCCCCAGTTGGTTTGAGCAGGCCTGTAACCTACAGCTAAGTAACGGAATGCATCAGATCCATGAGATGCCCAGTCATGAGCAGGTTTTGATCTCCATACCTTCCCGTTATCGTCATATTCTCGATGGTACTGCCTGAGAGCGTCGATGCCTCTGTCGCATCTCTCTGCATCAAACCAGCAGTTCTTCAACATGGATCTAACTGCTTGAATACCATCGTCTACCATCAATTGTGGCGCAATTGTAACCGGTCGCACACCCAGACTTTCCAAAGTCTCTAGTCTTGACTTTCCAGTGCCAAGTTCTTTGACCCTAACGTCATGCGGCAGGATGTGCTCGCCGTAGACATAGCCTTTGTCCTGTAAGACGCGAGCGTAATGCTCCAGGCCAACGCCTGACGATTCGTAATAGTCAATGATTCTGACTTCTGGACCATTAAACTGAGCAAACCAGATCGCCGTTGAATCACCTACACCTAAGTCCCATGCGGTTACAACAGGGATTCCTGTCTCATAGTTGACAATACCAAGACGGTCCTGATCCTTGGCCTCCCGCATTTCTGTGGCGTAGTAAGCGCCTTCAGCGTGGACGAGGAAGTCGCCTTCCCAGACGTGATCGTAGATGTCCGGGCGTTTGGCTTTATCAGCCAGGCGTTCTTGTTCTAGGACGTCAGGAAACCAAGGGTTATCTGTCCAGTTCATCTGGACAATCTTGGCATTGTCTGGTGGATCCAGACGGAATCTTTTGTGTGTTGCTGACTCTTTAGACTCAGGGTTCCATGTCACCCAGATCTCAGAGTTATGCTCACGAACAGTAGGGATAAGCTTTCTCCAGGCTGTTTCTGAGACCGTCTCAGCCTCGTCAATCCAAGCCAGGATTAGCTTAGCCTTAGACTTCAGTGAGTCTAGAGACCTTCTGAGACCAGCAAAGACGTAGCTGATCCGACCGTCCTTGCTCTTGATGTATTTCTCGCCAAGCTCGTAGTAGTCCTCTAGCCAAGGGACTGATCTGATGGCTGCCTTGACTTCTTCCAGTGAGGAATCGTCCAAAGAGTTCATAAACTCACGTCCACAGAGGATCTGGCCTGTATTTCCTGCCATCCCCCATCTGTAGCCGTTAACGGCAGTCATGAGAGCAAAGGTTCTTGTCTTGGCTGAACCTCGGCCTCCGTGCGCTCCTCTATAACGAGCTTCTCCCTGAAAGACAGGGATGAGTTTACCGGGAACTTGGAGTTGGACTTTTTGGCTCATTCTTCTTCCCGAAGATCTTGTCCCAGTTGTCTTCAAACTGTTTCCGATCTTGGATAGGTCTTGGCTTACTTCCTTTTCCAGCCACCTTTCTTCCCCTTACCCTTTTTCTTACATGCCATTGCTTTGCTCCGGAGCGACTAGCTCGATAACGGTTGGCTTCATGGATCCGTCACTAGACGTGTGATCCAGCTCTTGGCGTTCGCTGTAGTTATGCTTGCTCAGGATTACCTTTGTGATTGCACTATTGAAGTCGCCAGTAAGTCCTTTGCTGATAAGTGTTTTAGCCTGTTTTGCTAATACAGCTTCTACGATGTCACTAAAATCTTGTTTATCATCATCGTGTAACCATTCGTAGATGGTCTTCCGATGAATACCCACATAAATAGCAAGGCCTTCGATCGTCGGCAAGACCTCGTCTTCTCCTGCTACTTTGTGATTGGCCTCATACTCTTTGGCCTTAGCAAGGAGTTCCGGAGTGTACTTGGAGGGACGACCTACTGGATTCGGTGTTGTCTGTTCCATAGCTCTCGTTCCGAAATGTCTTCGCGCACGATTGCGCAAAATACTTTTGGCGTGATCTCAACTGTCCATTCCAGATCCCAGTTTGGGTCAAACAGGTCTGAAATGTTGTGCAGTGGAATAACCACTCGCCAATACTTTCGATCTAAACGATACCACAACGCCGGGGATTTAACATCTCCTGCTTGCCTTACTGCTTGTTCCCACCACGATTTGATGTTGGGGGTTTTAGCTCGCTTAACCTCGATGGCCCAACCTTCAACGCCCAAAATATCAGAACCGCCATCTCGCCATTGGTCAAGGTTCCGGGTGGTTTCAAGTCCGAGCTCTTCTCTAAGTAGGTGGACAACTTCGAGTTCACCAGACTTCCCTTTTTGGCGTGAGTTAATAGGCATTATTTTACCTTAGTTTGTCCTGTGAAAGTGCGTATGTTTTAACCCCATTGATGTCAATTAGGCTAGCGTGTAATTCATCCCGGGTAGCAAAGCCTCTGTAGACATATTTTGGGAAGGTACCCGTCATCAAAACATAAATAGATGCATGCGAGTTACTGCCAAAGCGGCAAAGGAGACGACCATGCTCGATATTAGTATATTTGACATCGATTTTATTACCATTATGGCTTATGCAATCATACGTACCAGGCTTATCATTAAAATCAGGATAAACATTAAGTAGCTTACAGAAAGCCATTTCAGCCCCAAATGCATGCAGGTCCATCTCGTATGGATCTTGCTTGCTGATTTGGCGGTCTGATCCAGGAGAGTTACCGGCTCGTCTAGCCATCGCTGCCATCGAGCAGATCGCCTTCTCCATGTCGTTCAATATAATTGTCTGGTTCTTCTTCATATTTTGTGCGGTCCACGTATCCATTTTTATGAATATCTTTTAACATTTCAATCTTTATATTAACTATTTCTAATAAATACTCTTGCGTTCCAAATTCTTCCTCCCAAGCTCTCATGCCCATCTTGTGGATGCCGTCATGCCCAGTGTGATGGTCCATGCAAAGAGGTATGGTCTTGTCGTCACCTGCCTTCTGACTTAGACCTCTGTACTTGCTGCCAATCAGATGGTGAATCTGAGGTGGCTGACCACAGATGATGCAGCCCATTTCAGACAGCAGGTCAAAGCGCTCTCTACGCTCTTTTGGAGTCATAGCCTGTAGCCTTACAACCTTTTGCATTTTCGTGGCCTCTCTGTGTGTCTTAAGCGCCGTAGGCAGCCTTTTCTTGGCGTGCTGATGCCATCCTAGTGCGCCAGACGTCGAGTCTGTACCTTGCAGCCTCCAATTCCCAACGCAAAGTCTCCTCTTCCAGGGTCGCCAGATGTAACCCGTCCAGGAGTTCTGCGTAGGCAGGATCCGCTAAAGCTTCGCGTTCTTGAGCAGCAGCAGTGTGGAAGCCAGCCTTCTCAGCTTCCTTCATCAGCATGGCTTGCTTTGACTTGCGGAAGTGTTCCAGCCGGACACGGTCCGCCTTAGCAGCAGCAAAACGCTTAGCCTTCTGCCGCATTTCTTCAATAAATTGTTCTGGTCCTTGATTCATTTTGATGGTCCCCATGGTTCTGTTGGAATAATTAGGTTGCGCTTATATTCTTTTCCTGCAACCAATTTTCCATTTTCATGAATACTAATTACTGAGACGTCTCCAAATACCTTTCTCATTTCGTCTACAGCTTTTGCTAATTCAGGCCAACGATCTCGATTGTTCTCCTTGCTCACATGATTACCACGCTAGGTCTGACGATCGCTTCTGGTGGTGGGTATGGCATGGCTCCACGTCCATACTCTGGAATCCACTGCTGAGATTTGGAGTCAAACCAAAACTGGAAGAGACCTTCCCATTCACCATGACGTTGTTTGGCAACGCGAATAAAGCAGTCTGGGTCGGTTTGGTCATATTCAGCCATATTGCGGATGGCCTGTTCCTTCAAACCATTACGGTAAATCAGCAAAATGTTGTCAGCAAGATCGCTGATCTCACCTGCACCTTTGATGTCGTATTTGGTTGGGTGCATCTTCTCGTCAGACTGCTTTCGGATGTGATGAACCAGGTGGATGTGGATCTTGTGTTCCTTGGCAGCCCAAGCAAGTTGGTCCACAAACCGTTTCTGCGGTTCGTTGTGTTCTGAATCTACACCGCACTTCACAAGGCTGTCGATCATCACGTGGTCGATGCCAAGCTCCTCTGATGCCCAGTGAATGATGGCCAGGATGTTCTCAGCCTTGACGCTGCCAATCTGGTCGTAAATCCAGATCTTGTCGCTCGTGTAGTCCATGATCTCGTCAGCGGATGCTCTGCCAGGTAGTGCAGTTCCACAGGCCTGACGAAGCATGCGAGCAACCGTGGCAGCACCCGGCATTTCCATTGACGCAATCAAAACCTTCTTGTTTTCGGCAGCTAACCACAAAGCACTTTGGCCCATGACAAGGGATTTGCCCTGCCCATTGGGTCCAGCCCAGATCGTGAGTTCACTGTGACGGAACCGAAACTTGTCGCCTGTCTTGGACCATGGCATCTGGTCACCAAACACGGCAACGCCTTTTTCCAGGCGTTCCATTGCGTCGTCGTAGAAGTCTCTTGCAGGACGGATCGACTGCGACTGCTGCCTCGCCATGAAACGAAGCAGGTCAATGTCTTCGATGATGTTCATATTGCTATTTCTTTGTTGATGGTCAGTTTTTTGGTTGTACCCTCGTCTTCCCAGCGCATGCCGTTAAGCCATGACGACGGAAGCGGGACAAACTTCTTGTCACGTGAGGCAAGGTCAGGTAGTTGTTGTTTCAAACCCTGAAGCGCTTTTTCTTGATCGGCCTTCTTCAACCTCTTCCAAGCAGTCAGCGCCTTTTTCTTGTCATCACGTCGTGGATACATGCTCCAAAATTTGTCAAATTCAGTATCCACCTCGCTCAATAACGAGCTAGATAAATCTATTCTCTTCTCTTCTCTTATTCCGGACTTTGTCCGTGCACTGTCCGGATTTTGTACGGATCTTGTACGGACAATGTTAGTCTTTCTTATCACCTTTTCGATGTAACTATCTGTTCTTGTTGCCATTTTCATGCAAGTGATAACACCTGCATTTGTCATCTCGAACAGGCTTAAATGTACCATAAAGCGCATCATTTCCTCAACGCGCTCGGCGTGTATGCCTGTCTCGTTCGAGATCAATTCTGCGTCTTGTTCGAGCTCGAAAGTGAGGTTGTGGGACTCCACTGTTCCAGCAATGCACTCCAGCAAAAAAAAGTAAAGACCATACCCTTCCATGCCATATTTGAGGCGAACTTTGTGCAGCTTAGCATCGTGTCTTGAGTCTGAGTCATGCTTAAACCACTTCATTGGCGCCTCTCAGTCTCTTGTATGCCTCTAATTCGCGATCTAGATCTTTCTGGGACAGCTTTTCGCCTCGCTCACGCTTGGCGTTAGCCATCTCAATAATCAGCTTCTCATGGCTCTCCTGAGCCTTTGCTTCAGCCTCGCGTTTCTTCTCAGCTCTCGCAAACGCAAACGGGTTAAAGCTTTCTTCTCCGCCTTCAGGGAATAGATCGGCCAGAGTAAGGCCCACAGCGTGTACAACGTCAGTAGCGCCACAACCAGCAAAACACTTAACAAGAATCCTTCCATCGTGGTTTTCCTTAATGGCTAGACTTGGCGAGCGATCCTCGTGAGCTGGACAACAAGCCAGCCATTGACCCTTACCTCTCTGCTGCACCTTCTGTAGTTGAGACAGCAGCAGATCCACTTTGCTTAACATGATTTTCCCCCTTGACGTACTCGGCCAACTTCTGGATGGTTTTTAGTGTGAAGTTGGAGCGACTACCGTTAATGAATGCCTGAATGGTTGGGTAACTTAGATCTGTAGCTTTTGCTACCGAATAAATTTTGCAGCCAGCCAAGCCCTTACGAATGTCTTCAATCTCAATCATCATTAGCCTCTAATTTATTGATTTCAATACCAAACTGCTCAAGTAGCTTTAGGCCATTGAGGTCTCTGTACTCCTCTGAATACACAACTTTTGAAATACCGGCCGTGACGATCATCTTTGCACAGTCAACGCATGGAGAGACCGTTGTATACATGCTACAGCCATTGGTACTGAGCCCATGCTTGGCACAGAACATCAATGCGTTTTGCTCTGCATGCATCACTGTAGGTTTTGTTCCACCATGCTCTTCACAGCAATTGTCTTCTCCAGGAAGTGTCCCGTTGAAGCCAGTCGCAATGATCCGGGAGTCCCGAGCAATCACGCAGCCAACCTTGCTACGTTCACAACGTGATGCCCGAGACCATACCTCGGCGGTTTGAATTAAGAATGAGTCAAACCGGCTCATATTCGTCTACTAGGTAAAAGTGTCTTGGATAGACATGAAGACTGCCTGCATTCCAATGGATAGGTCCTGGTTCAAGATCTGGATACTTATGCTGAAGATCTAACCAAGCCTGACCTTGGACGTACTTATGCCAATGCAGATCGTTCTTGTAGCCAAAGACAGCATCACTTGAGCGCATGAATACCATGTAGTGCAGCTTATTCTTGCGGATCAGAAGTTGAGTGGCATAGGTACACATAAAGTCCTTCATGCCATTACGCTTGCTGTCCTCATGCATTGTTGGTCTGGTGTAGAGCATAACGCCTTGTCTTGACGCTGGGTCTCTTAATAGTTCTTCAATGCACTTCAGATACTGATTATGGTTTTCATAGCTGTAAATACACCAACCATAGTTGGAGTTGATGTAGCCATCTTTGTCTGAGATGTCCTGCCAGATCTGCGGGATATTAGGTTCAAGACCTGAGATGTTCAGGTTCTTGTCCAGGTACCAAGCAAGTTCTCTGTTGGCGTACTGCAGACTGACCTTACCAAAAATGGTTGGCTCATCAGCAATGAAGTTAGCATTGATGATTTCAAGCGTTCCATTTTCGGCAAGGTCGCCTTCAAGCCACTTCTTCTTGAAGATGTACTGAATATCACGAACCAGCATCGATACGCTCCGATTCTTTGGTCAGATAGTCTTCAAGCAGTTTTGCGTAGCCAGCAATATCGTGGGCATTGTCAGCATACCAAGGATCACCGTTAACCATACGAGCGATCTTGTGAAAGATCATGTGTAGGCATTCCATGTGAACATCAGTAAGCTCACCAGCACGAGGAGACTGGGCAATAACATCCATCATTGCCTGTGTTGTGCTGGCATTACCCTCAATCGTGCCATAACGGCTACCACGTTCCTGTAAAGTGGCGTCTACACTCATTTCTTAGGCTCTACCGTAGACATAGATTCCATAGCTGTCGCGATAGCGAAGAGCAGCCGCTGACACTGATTGATGGTCAACTTCTCGCTCTTGGTCTTAGCGATCTGACGGACAACAGCCTTCGGAGAGGTGTTACTGGAGGTCTTGCGACCGATTGCTTCATCTAGTTTTTTCATTGTGATAGTCCTTAAACAAGGTCAGTAAGATCAGCAGACTTAAAGTCCGCTGGTTTTTGCAGATCGAGAGAGAACCCACCACGCTTGTTGTTGGGTCCTAGCTCTTTCTGTAAGTTGCTAGCCATGACTCGGCGATATGCCTCCTCAAAAACTGGCTCAAAGCCCATACGCTCAACCGTACCGAACAGGAACACGGCTAGGTCCACAAGCGCATCAAGCTCATCTACACGCTCCATGGACGCTTCATATTCGTCCAGTTCTTCCTGCATTGCTGCAATACGGAAGATGCGTTCTTCTTCTGTGAAATTTGGCAGATCTTCATAGCTGATACCAAATTTCTGATGCATACCTCTAACTAAAGATTGGTAAATTGACATCTAATACTCCGGTTCTTAGGTCCAAAATTTCTGGCAGATATTCAAACTGGCCCTTGCCAGTTATCGTCCCCTCTGCCATTGAGGCGATCCATTTACCTGTGTTTGGCATGACAGATCTAGCGAGCAACTTAGCTTGCTCACCGACGTGCTCAACACAGAAGTCGTAATCTTTTTCTACACCGCACCAGGCTTTGGCTTCATCCATTGTTAAAGCTCTTTCTTCTGTTGGATGTAGGTACGTGTAATGGCCTGTAAACGTTGGTGCTACAACATCTGCCTTTAAGCGCTTGTCACCAATAGGTGGCCTACCTTTGATGGTTCCATTAGCGTTAAACGCTGGATCACGGTTGTTGCGTGAAAACCATTTATTCAGGTAAGTTCCAGGCGTTACATCAGCCCATCCATATTCTTCTAATGCTTTCCTAGCGTTGTTCGTCATCAACTCCTTACCACCAGGAGCCGTAGACTTTAATACCTCACCAAGCGTCTTGGGTTCCGTCATATCAGGAAGCCACAACGGTTTCTTATGCAGAAGAAGGAAATAGCGCTTTCTGTCTTGAGGAGTTCCAAGAAACATGTTGTTGACGAGAAGATGCGTCATCAAATAACCTTGCTTTTTGAAGGGTAATGACAACTCTTCGTAGAAATCTTTGCCCTTTGTATAAGCACCAACAACAGACTCAAGTGCCAAAAAATCTGGCTGGACAGCCAATCCGATGTCAAATACGCTAGTCGTGTTCTTTAGTCTTGGATCACTGAGACCCAACATCTTGCCGGCAGTTGACCAGGGAGCGCACTCTGGTTGGGCATAGATGAAGTCGATCTTCGGTAGCCTATCTATGGCACCAAGAGTCTGTTCTGTGGTCCATATAGGCACCTCTGGATGGTTCCAGGCATGCGCTTTATTGCCATAGCCGTCATTAGTTACGCCAACAACATCAAAGATCTGCTTGACGCCCTGCGTAAACAAGCCAGCAAAAGTGTGGATTCCGTATGCGTTCATAGAGGTGGCACCCTACACCCAATCCAGCCAAATGTGCAACATTTATTTGATAAAATATGTTTGATACCTATAAAAAACATTTAGTACCATCCGGAACATAGCTAAGTATATTTGACTCATCCAGCGACGCAACGCTGGTCTAACGCAAGGAGAACATCATGAAAGTAACTACAGACAATATCTACACGGTACTTAAGTCTAACCTCGTCCCAGGCAAGGTCATCTCATGGACAGACATGATGGTGGTCATCCAAGCTCATGGCATGAAAGTGAAAAACTGGATGCAAGTAAGAGGCGTCCTTCAGTTCATGCTTAACGAACAGATGCTATCGCGTACAGATAATCTTTATAAAGAAGAATACTTGTGTGGTGATCTGTCATGACTTGTCAGGTGAAATACGAAATGGCTCATCAAAAACTCATTGACGAAATGATTGACAACGCTCTCAATCTCTACACTAGACATCACACGCAAGGTTTAGGTTACGCTTGCTTAACTGGTAGAGCTCGTGTGATGTTAGCTTGGATGCTTGACGATCTACCTATAGAGCATCAGCGTAAATGGATAGAGCGTATCAACGATTACATTGAAGAAGACAAACAAACCATTCCAAACTACTTTGAAGAAGACGCAGCATAAGGAGATCATCATGCCAGAACTACACATTTCACGCGACGTTATTGATCCTAATTTCTTTGATCCAGATGGCGACATGGATCCGCCTATGTCACGTCTTGAAGTCATTGACAACTTTATCGATGAAGTCAACCATGATGCTGAGGTCAATGGTTACGCAAAATGGGGTGAAGCTAACGCTGTTATGGAAGCTATCACTGAAAACATGGATAAAAAAGACGCTGGTCGTATGGCTGAGATGATCTTTGAAGGTCGCTGGACTGAACTTGGTCAACTTCTTGGTAAGCCAGCTCGCATCTATCTTGAAGAATATCTTGAGGTCTAGCATGATTAGTGTAACCAAAGAAGCGTTACGTCGGATGGCGCACGATCTCTACATGGAAGACTGGAGCGGCAACCAAATTGGTAGGCTATCTGATAATGAGTTAATCCAAGCGTGGATCTGCTACCACGACGAAATACCACAATCATGGATCATCACAGAGTCACAAAATGAACGATCAAGACAGATTTGAATATGAATACCAACGCCTCATGGAAGATCCAGTCGTCAAAGCAGAGCTCGCTCTTCGCGATGCCGAGCTTGCGATTGAGCGACTTAGAGGCGCGTTGGAAGAACTCGCTACTGATTCAAAGTCCGAGACTCAGTGGCGTACTTGGCAAACCTCGGACAACTTACCGATATAAGGAAAACACAATGAGCTTAACGTTAAAAGAATCCGCTAAAGCAAGCGGGGATTTTCAGATCGCACCGGCTGGTAATCACCTAGCCATCTGCTATCAGATTGTAGAGTTAGGGCAGCATCACAATGCTCAGTATGACAAATGGCAGCCAAAGATCCAGATCGGTTGGGAATTACCCAATGAAACTATGGATGATGGACGTCCATTTGTAATCAGTGCTCGCTACACTGCTTCATTCCATGAGAAAGCTATTCTGCGTCAGCATTTGGAGTCATGGCGTGGACGTCCTTTTACGGATCAGGAACTGGCTGGATTTGACCTCAAGAATATTCTAGGCAAGGCTTGCATGGTGAACGTTGTCCACAACAGCGCACAGAACGGCAAGACCTATGCAAATGTCAAGTCCGTTGCTGCTGTTCCTAAGGGCATGAACGTGCCTGAGCAAACCAACGATAGCATGGTATTTGAATTTGGTGATCAAGGCTTTGACGAGCAAATCTTCAATTCACTGCCACAATGGCTGCAGACTACAATTACTTCGTCTCGTGAGTATCAAACAATGACGAACGACACTCCTGTAAATGACGTTCCATGGGACGACGATATTAAGTTCTAAGACTCCTCTGACCACACTTGCGTGTCGGCTTAGCCCACCGATGGTCAAAAACGGGCTATTACTATGGAAACAATAAATCAGGCATTGGCAAAAGCCAAGATGCGGCGTGAGTATTGCTCCAACAGATGGCAGCATACAAGACGCCAGGAATGGAAACAAGAACTAGAAATGATTGAGTACACCATTAAATTTTTACGAGAAGAAATCAATGTCAAATCTCGCCCGTTCACCGAAACTGAGACTGCAAGCGGCGCTGTTCGATCTGATCTCTTACTGCGATACAGAAGATGAGTGGGGCATTAAAGAGACGTGGAATGAACTAGATCAAGCTGGCCAGGAGCAGATCTGGGCATTTATGAGTAGTCAACAGAAAACAATTATTAGGGATGCGTTAACACAAGGAGATCAAGATGAACCACCACCCTTTTGACGTGTTGATGAAGGCACAACAGATGGCCATGAAGATCATGGACCTTGCCAGAAGCACTGACAAGCCTGATTGTCATGAGATTGATCTGCTGGCACAAGATGCTCAGTATATCCTGATCGAAACGCATGGCATGAACAAAAACGAAATCCTACGTTGCTTAGAGGAAGGCAAAGCAAAGCTGGAGGGAATGTGAGCAGCAACATATCGAGGTGGATTCAGGATCTTGCTGACGACCCTGAAAAGAACATCCACGGCCTGAAGGCCAGAACGATTGCCAGCAGGGTCTACAAAGACCATTGGACTGTGGAGCAGGCGCTTACAACTCCACTAATAAGCCGTACTGAAGCGGCAAGGATGGCAGCAAAAAAATCTCATTGGAGCAAATGGGAACCAGGCAGATTCAGTAAGGCAGATGCAGAGTTAAGAGGAGATGTTCCGGAATGGAAAAATTCGTAGACTATTTAATTCTTCTTTCGGGAGTAGCGATGTGGTTCCTGATCGCTTACGCCCTTTATGAAACCGCAGGAACAGGAGTTATCAAATGAAGAAGCAAAATGTAGCTCAATTAGCTAGAGAAGCAGGTTTAGAACCAAGCCTTATATACAATCGCATGTCACGTGGATGGACATTAGCAAAGGCCTTAAAAGAACCCCCTCGTAAGAGGGGGAAAAAAGCTGAGTCACCTATTGGAGAAAGGAAGGAGGAGTTCCCGAAGAAGATCTCAGATGCTCAGCTGGACCATCACCACAAGGATACTATCACACTTGCAGCGGTAACACTAACTGCAATCGTGTTAATTATATTTTTGTCTGTGATGACAGCATAAGGAGATAGCATGCGTAGCCTGGAAACACTAAACATAATCAAAATAAGGATGCAGTTGGCTACGACATGCCAAAAGATGATCCAGATCGCCAAGAAGCCAGGGAAGGCTAAAGGCTACCACATCTATGACTATTCTGACCCGCAATACATAGCGTTGTCTTTTGAGAGAGACAGGCTTGGAAAGCTACTAGTTGAGGAATGGAATAAGCACTAATCCTTGGGCTGCACCAGCGTCTCCGCGTCAAGGTGGACGGTGTTGGTGCGGCCTATTTCATCCACAACCAGATACCGCTGGCCGTCGTTGGTTTTGACCACAAAGGTTCTGCCGTCGAGCCGGAACTGCTCGCCAACCTGAAGCTGCCCAACCTCTACGGCTGAATACACACAACGGTCGGGTTCAAACATTCTTTGAGTTCCCAGTTGCCGTACAAGCGCAGTTCATCTTCGGTCATGGTCAAAGTGCGAAGTTCGGCGCAGCCGCTAACCATCAAAACAACGGTTAGCAGCCACAGCCTCATTTCTTTTTCTTGTACCCAGCAGCGTAAATGGCACGACCCTGACGTTCAGCCGCAGCTTTGGTTTTATAAACCTTGCCCGACTTGCCCCATTTGTAGCCGCCTTTTACTTTGTGAACAGGCATTACTTGTACATTGCCTTCTTCATGCAAGTGCCAGCCTTCATGCAACGCTCAGGGCTTGGACAGCCAGCACACGGAATGCCGCCAGACTTCTTGCTGGTTTTCTTAGGTTTCATTGCCATCACTTTTTTCCCTTCTTTTTAGCCGTCTTGGCCGATTGCTTAAATGCCTTCGCCGTTGGTGCGCCCTTCGATCCCGGCTTCCTCATTGTCTCACCAGAGCCAGCTTTGATGCGCTTTCTCTTGGCGTGAATGTTTGCGTATAAACCTTTCACCATTTCACCTTATCCGCCCAGTAGGCGGCACTCATTTTGCCCTTGGAGATGTTCTTGGCATGTCTGGCCTTGAACGCCTTGTTCCGCTTAGAACCGTCTGGAGAACCTTTGACTCCCTGCTGCCCAAAGCGAATCGTCTTAGTTTTGTTGCCTTCCTTTGCAACTACCACATGTGACTTCGTAGGATGTCCAGGAGTGCGTTTCGGCTTGTTATAGCCGCTAACACCGGCTCGAGTAAGTTTTGAATCTTTAGTCATTAGCTTTTGCCCAGATAGAATGAACCAGCTGCGAGGATGGATATTTTTAGCCACTCGAAGTGAACCAAAGCATTCTCCAGCTTGACGTATTCGGTCTGTGTTTTCACATTGTCCCACAACCCCATAAAGCTGAATCCTGTGGTGCGCTCAACCGGCACATAGATGTCTAAGCCTGTAAGTCCGCCCATCATGGCCCATGCGCCTAAGCCGACCATCGACAGCACAAAGATACGGCGGGTCATCTTGGCAAACGGGTCGTTACCCACGCGGTTAGCGGCAGCATCAGCAGCGGCTGTAGCACGGGCAGAATCGGCATCGGCCTTTTCTGTCTTTGCTTTCATCATGCCTAGCATCAATTCCTGCTGCTTGGCTTTGGCCTCTTGAGCCTTGTCGATCATCTTGAACAGGCCGCCCATCGTAGCGCCGCCTGCCATCGTAATTAGTTCAACGGGGATCATGCTCGTCTCCTTTGCAGTCTCGCTCGATACAGCGGTAAATATGCTGGAGAGTGGAAACAGCCCTATCGCGTCCAGCATCGTCCATGCTCACCAAAAAATGTATTGCCTCTGCAAGCGCATCCATCAAATCGCGCTTCTGGTTGTCATCCATCGTCCTTGTCCTTCTTCTTTTCCTTTCCTTTCACATAAGCATCGGCCCCGAAGAATGCCGATACCACAAGCCCTACGGACATGAAATAAACGCCAGACATATCTCCGATGATCTTGGATTCGTTGTCAAAGCCGAGCGCGCCGCTGGCGAACACAAACAGCGGGTATCCAAGCATTCCGAACAGCGCAAACCAGACCATCTTACGCTGCTGGTCACGCTTGGCATCTTCGTCCTCCATCTCTCTGCGCTTGGCTTCGAGGTAAATTTCCATTTCCTGCTTGGAGATTGTTCCATCGCCATTGAGGTCAGCCTTTTCAAAATCAGTCATGTCAATTTCCTGACAGTGGGTTGTCCAATGCCTTCTGCAATTTGTCCTCTAACTCGGCTTTGGTGTCCTCCACCTTGGCCTCGAACTTGTCCATTTTATCTTCAAAGCGAACGATCTTGTCGTTCACACGCTTTTCGATGTCATAGGTCAACTGCTTGGCGTCTCGTAGGTTTTGCTCGATGGATTCCAGCAAGCGTTCCTGTGTTTCGATCTTGTTTGAGGTTTGCTCCATCTGCGCGGCATAGGCTCCGAGATCAAGGCTGGCGATCTCCTCGACCTTTTGGTAGGTCACAAACCCCGCATATAAAGCACCGAGTGCGCTACTGACCACACCAGCAGCCAGAACCAACTGAGTCCAACTAAAACTGAAACCCAGCACGGATATTTTCTTGTTCGCCAGTGCATCTTTTGTTTCCTCTAGTTTGTCCAGCTTGTCGCCTAGGTCAGACATCAGTTGTCAAAGCCTCCCTGCAATTTCTTCAGGTTCTCCAGCTCCTGTTGCAGCTTCATCACTTCTAGCCTGCGGCGCTCCAGTTCGAGCTGGTAAAGCGTATTGCAGTTGACCCTTTCTCTCGGAGCATCCAGCGGGATCACGATGCGCGCATACAGGCCAATATCCTTTGTAGTCGGGTTAGAAGGGTCTTCGTTGCTGAACGGGCTAACCGCATTGTTTACGATTCCTGTCGCCCCGATCTCAAAGTTGGTGGCCCCGCCAATCGCAGCAGAGCATTCCATGTCCCCGGATCTGATCCGATCTGTGCCATAGCTGCTGCCAGCATTCGGCAGTTGCAGGTTGAGCGAGGAGGAATCAGCCATCGCTACCCCGCAGAACAGCACCGCTATGGCTTGAATTTTGAGCATATTCGGGTCGCAATCATGGGCTTTTTGTCGCTGTTCTCTCTCAGCTTAGACACCGAGCAAACATATTCAGCAACCGTCACATCCATTGCGCTCACGTAAATATCAAATCGGACGTGACTGAGGTAATCCAGTCGCATCACCTTGTACCGACTCACAAACTGGACAGGGTTCCAATCGGCATCAAACACACCGATCTCGTAGAACTCCACGTCTTTCCGCTTGTTAAACATCTCTAGCTCCGCCTTAAACACCCCTTCCACATGGGACGGCTTGAAGGTCGGATACGTTGGGGTCATCTCGTGCCCCATGACTGGAAATGCCAGCAGAAATAGGATTACTGCGCGATACACTCCGCCACCACCACAGATCGGTAGGTTCCGCCCGGAAACGCCTTGTTGCCGCCACCACCGTACGTCGCGGTTGAGGCCACCTTGAACCATGTCGTGCCTGTCGCAGTCAGGTCGTATTCCTTGGTCTGGTCGAAAGTGACGGCATCGGTGTCGTAGTCCGCCATTGCCACGTCGGAAACCTCCTGCACCTCAACTGAACCCGTCCAAGTCACCATATCGCTCAGGCTTGGACTGGCAGAAAACGCTGTTGGGTAAGTGATCCGAGCCTTGTACGCATCTGCCAGAGAAACATCGTACCGAACCACAGGCAGAACCCCGCCATCGGCAGGCGTAGTCGTCAGTGTGTAGGCATTCGGGTTGCCGTAGACACCAGCCACATCGGTGTTGATGAGGCAGCGGGATTGAACCGTACCTTCAATCTGGATCTCGGCAGCTTGTGCTGTGCCTGCAATCAAGCAGGCCAATAGAATCTTTTTCATCGGTATTGCTCCTCCACCATCTTGGTGTGCAATTTGTCGTTTGCCATACTGCGGAAAGCCTTGCGGTTGTCTTTGATCTGTCCACCGTCCAACATTACGGCTTCCTGATACGCTCCACCCGGTATGGTGGCTGCATAATATTGAGTCATTGTGACAGGATTCATCGCAGCAAGTAGGCCATCCTGACCCTTTGCCATCTCCAGACCGCTCTGGAGAGCCGCTAGAGCCTTTTCCATGTCCTTCTCTTCTTCCTCGTCCTTGTCCTTTTCGACTTCATCATCCTCATACAGATCCCGGTCAGTTTCTGCCGTGGCTCGCTGCACAGCATCGTCCTCTAGGGCGTTGTAGGGATTGATCGTCGGAGGGGTTTGGGCTGGGATTTCTGGTTCAGGCTCTTTGAAACGGTATGTATATACAACGCTTGGATCCACTACGCTTCCCACCCCGGATGTTTCGATGGAGCCTGCGCCCCAGAGCCGTATCGGGGAGTAATTAACGGGTATCGCTTTGGAAATCGTTGCGCCTGACCTGCCTGACCAGTCGTCGGTGTTTCGGAATGTGTATCCGCCGAGTGGGTTTTCATTTGCGATGGTGACGGTGAA